GCAGCAATGCCTATTAAGCCAGCCAACCCCGTTATCTGAAGGAAACACAATGGCTTTAACCAAAGTTTCAAATTCGATGCTGGTGCAGCCAGTTAATCACAACCTAATAATCAACCCGTCTTTCACAGTGAAGCAACGGGGTAGTAGTGTAACACTGGCTCATTCTGATTATACTCTGGATCGGTGGACAGTTGCTGGTAAGTCAAGCATAGGCGGTAATGGTCCAGTTACCGTTACGCAAGACGTAAACATCCCTTATGTTCGCATGAAGGTAAGTAATCAAGGAACACCAACGGCACACTCATTCGCAATACAGAAAATTGAGACAGTTAATTTGTTTGGGGCTTTTGGTAAAGAGATGACTTTATCTTTTGGCTATTCCTCGTCTACATCAACTTTGCCAGTTGTCTCTATAGGACAGTATAATGCATCTGGTGCAGTGACTTGGTTAGCTACTGACGCAGTTGTAACACCTTATGGATCAAACAAGTTTAAATACACTTTTACACTACCTAATTTAAGCCCTACCGATACACCAGACTTAAATGATGCAGGCCTACAAGTACGAATTACAGCAGACGAAGGCAATATAGCTCCTTCAGAATGGTCCTTATGGGAAACCAAGCTAGAGGTTGGTTCGGTAGTTACTCCGTTTATTGCTAGGTCGCATGGTGAGGAGTTGGCTTTGTGTCAGAGGTATTACCAACCATTTGGTAGTGGTGTGACTGCGGGTAATTCCGTAGGAGGTTCGGGTTACAATAGTAGGGTGGGTTTATCTTCGTCTCGTCTGCCTGTGACAATGAGAGTCCAGCCGTCTCTAACTATTGTAGAAGATGCTTATCTGGCGGCTTGGTGTGGGCCGGGGGGTCAAGTAATTCCAGCCTCAGACGCAGGTATTATTGCTAAAACTGATATGAATTTGGGTCAAGTTATTACAGATGTCAGTAGTGTAACTAGGGCTTCTATAGCTGTTCCAAGTGCTACACAGAATACTTTGGTTGCAGGTGGGATTTATGGCAGTACCAAAAACTTCTTAGCCTTGGATGCGGAGCTATAATCATGGACAATGAAACAATGAACATAACGTCAGCTACATTCGTATCCACAATGATGCCTGATGAACAGCCTAGTACAATCCAAGCAGTGATTGATGGTGTCACAATGTCAGTCCCGATGGACCCTCTCAATAGGCACTACAAAGAAATACTTAGGCAAACTGAGGCTAAGACCTTGGTAATTCAGGAGGCAAAGGAATAATATGCCAGCACAGAAAGAACTATTAGGTGACTTGCACTCAGCTATCGCTGCTGACCTCTTACAGAGAGTACAGAGTGGCGAGGCTACCAGTGCGGAACTATCGACAGCCATAAGGTTCCTCAAGGATAACAACATCGAAGCGATTGCATCAGAGAACGAAGGGCTTACAGCGTTAATGAAAGCCTTACCTGATTTCGACACTGAGGAATACTACAGTAACTAAGAGGACCACCTTAGCCGCTACTAGAACCCCCAAAACTCTAGGAGCAAAAATGGACCTCTCTTTTTATCAACTAAAAGCAATACAAACAGCAATATATCCTGAAGAACAACGCATCTCTTACCCAGCAATGGGACTCGCAGGTGAGTGCGGAGAAGTCCTCAATAAGATCAAGAAAATCTACAGGGACCACTCAGGTAAATTCAGCAAAGCCAATAAGGAAGAAATAGCTTCAGAACTGGGGGATGTCTTATGGTATCTCGCAGTTCTGGCGCAAGACCTTGGGCAAGACATAGATGACATTGCGGATAAAAACTTAAAGAAACTAGCGTCACGTAAATCCCGTGGAAAACTTACAGGATCGGGAGATACACGATGAGCAACTTAATTCCAACTGATTACCAATCGTTTATCCACACATCCCGATATGCCCGTTGGTTAGACGATGATCAACGCAGGGAAACTTGGAGTGAAACTGTGGGACGTTACAGAGACAATGTAATGTCAGAATGTCTCAGGAGTGATACTAAGATCATGGATGAGATTGAGCAAGCCATTCTAAGCCTTGAGGTAATGCCAAGTATGAGGGCATTAATGACTGCTGGTCCCGCTTTAACCAGAGATAACACTGCTGGATATAACTGCTCATACCTACCCGTGGATGACGTTAAGTCATTCGATGAGGCCATGTTTATCCTATTGAATGGCACTGGGGTAGGGTTCTCAGTTGAGAGGCAGTACATCAGTAAGCTACCTGAGGTTCCTGATGAGTTGTTTGATAGCGGTACTACCATTATCGTTAAAGACAGCAAGGAGGGATGGGCTAAGGCTTTACGTCAAGTCCTAGCTCTATTGTACTCAGGTGAGATACCTTCTTGGAATGTATCTAAGGTACGTCCATCGGGTGCTAAGTTAAAGACCTTTGGTGGACGTGCATCAGGCCCAGCGCCATTAGTGGACCTATTTCACTTTGCTATAAACTTATTTAACAAAGCCAAGGGACGTAAGCTAACATCTATCGAGTGCCACGATCTAATGTGTAAGATTGGTGAGGTGGTAGTCGTAGGCGGTGTGCGAAGATCAGCTATGATCTCCCTATCTAACTTGTCAGATGACCGCATGAGACATGCTAAGTCTGGTCAGTGGTGGGAGAATGACCCACAGAGAGCCTTAGCTAACAACTCAGTGGCATACACGGAGAAACCAGATAGCGTATCGTTTATGCGTGAGTGGCTTTCATTAGTAGAGAGTGGGTCAGGTGAGCGTGGTATCTTCAACCGTGAGGCTTCTAAGAAACAAGCGGATAAGAATGGACGCAGGGATAATAGTTACGATTTCGGAACTAATCCTTGTTCAGAGATAATCTTACGTCCATATCAATTCTGTAACTTAACGGAGGTAGTAGTACGTGCTACGGATACTATCGAGGACTTGGAGAGAAAAGTTCGCTTGGCAACTATTCTTGGAACCATTCAGTCCACTTTCACAAACTTCCCATACTTGCGAAAGGTGTGGCAGCGAAATACCTCAGAAGAACGACTGCTTGGTGTGTCTCTCACAGGGGTAATGGATAACCCACTAATGAACCTAAATAACAAGGGGTTAGAGTCAACTCTTGAACACCTAAAGAGCATCGCTGTTAAGACTAATGAGACTTGGGCTAAGAAGATAGGTATACCTGTAAGTACAGCTATAACCTGTAATAAACCAAGCGGTACTGTCTCACAGTTATGCGATAGTGCCTCTGGGATACACTCAAGACACTCAGAGTATTACATTAGGCGTGTGCGTGGAGATAATAAAGACCCACTAACACAGTTCATGATTGACCAAGGGATACCAGCAGAAGCAGAGGCGTTTAAGCCTGACCAAACAACTGTATTCTCATTTCCCCAGAAGGCTCCTAATGGGTCTACAGTCACTAAGGATGTATCTGCGATTGACCAGCTAAAGATGTGGCTGGCCTATCAGCGTTCTTGGTGTGAACATAAGCCAAGTGTAACTATCAATGTCCGTTCAGAAGAATGGATGGAGGTAGGGGCGTTTGTCTATGAAAACTTTGATGAAATGTCAGGTGTATCGTTCTTACCTTACTCTGACCATACATACCAACAGGCTCCTTATGAGGAAGTAACTGAACGAGAGTATAAAGAGATGCTATCCTTCATGCCTAAGAGTATTGATTGGACTAAACTCAAAGACTACGAACAAGATGACAACACAAGCGGGTCACAGACCTTAGCTTGCTCAAGTGGATCATGTGAAATCGTAGATATTTAAAAGAAAATAGAGGCTCCTTAGGGGGTCTCTTTTTTTCGTTAAGGAAACCAATGTCAAGTAATATACCTAATACAGAGTTCCACAAAAAAATAAGGGGTAACTTTAAAGTCTTTATCTACTACGTCCACAAGTATCTTAGCTTACCTGAGCCAACCCCAGTTCAACTCGATATGTGTAGCTACCTAGATAATGGACCCAAGAGATCAATCATCCAAGCCTTCAGAGGAGTTGGAAAGTCCCACCTAACCGCTGGGTATGTCGTGTGGCGTCTTTTGAATAACCCAGAGACTAAAATACTTGTTGTATCAGCATCCAAGGAACGTGCTGACGCCTTCTCTACATTCTGTCAGAGGCTCATATGGGAACTTGAGGGACTAGAGTACCTAAAGCCACGATCAGAACAACGACAATCAAAGATCAGCTTTGACGTAGGCCCAGCAACAGCCTCACAGTCCCCCAGCGTTAAATCTGTGGGTATCACTTCACAGATCACAGGGTCACGAGCTGACCTAATTATCGCTGATGACGTGGAGGTACTGAACAACTCTGGAACTCAACAGATGAGAGACAAATTAGCTGAGACTATCAAGGAGTTCGATGCCGTACTTAAACCTTTACCTACGTCACGTGTGGTCTTCTTAGGGACACCCCAGACTGAGGATAGCTTATACACTAAATTACCAGAGAGAGGCTACGAATGTCTCATATGGCCAGCAAGGATGCCCAAGCCTGATGAGATGGATAAGTACGGAGATAGCCTAGCTCCCATGATCCGTAACTTGAAATTAGAACCCACAGCACCCACAGACCCCAAGAGGTTTGATGAGAAAGACCTACTGGAACGTGAGGCGTCCTACGGTAAGGCTGGGTTTGCCATGCAGTTCATGCTATCAACTCAGCTATCCGATATGGAACGCTTCCCACTCAAGGTACGTGATATGATCATCATGTCCGTAGATGATGAGCAGGGACCGCTTAGGTTAACTTGGGGACCACTTGAGGACCGTGCGTTAAACGAATTACCCAATGCAGCCATGAGGGGAGACAGGATGTACCCACCGATGAACGTGGGTGACGTATTCTCAGACTTCTCTGGTACTGTTATGTCCATTGACCCCTCAGGTAGAGGGGCAGACGAAACTGGATACGCTGTAGTTAAGATGCTCAATGGGTTCCTGTATGTCGTAGCCTGTGGAGGTTTAGCTGGTGGTTACGATGACGTAACACTTACTGAACTAAGTCACATAGCCAAGAAACACAAGGTTAACCACGTGGTAATCGAGAGTAACTTTGGGGATGGCATGTTCATGCAACTCCTACAGCCAGTGTTAGGTAAGATACACCCAGTTCTAATCGAGGAAGTACGACACAGTAAACAGAAGGAACGGAGGATCATCGACACACTTGAGCCTGTCATGATGAGACACAAGCTAGTCATGGACCCCAAGGTGATCGAGGAAGACTACAGGACCGCACAGAAATACGAACAGGCCGTAAGGTTCCACAAGATGCTGATATATCAAATGACAAGGATAACCAATGAGAAGGGTTCTCTACGCCATGACGATAGATTAGATGCACTCTCAATGGCAGTGGGATACTTCGTTGAACAAATGAATAGAGATGAACTCGAAGGTGAAAAAAATCATAAGCAAGACATGCTAGATGATGCACTAAAAAGTTTCATGGATAATGCCAACAATCCACAGACTCACATTAAGAAACCCATGATCTCTGAGGGACCGATCTCATACGTGACCTTTAGATAGCCCTGAGAGGCTCTGACAGGCCCATTACAGGCCCATCTTTTAATTTTATGATATAGGGGTGCCAAGAGACACCTAGAGGCTCTCTACGGGCTAATTACAGAGTCTACCTGATGTGATGTGTTTATAGGCATGAATTGCTTTGTATACACGTTGTAACAGAGAAAGGGTTCAGTAGTGTCCGTTACTGGTTCATTAAAGCATTATCATTTGTTCTGATCTGGCATGCCAGTTAGACGGGGTCTGCATAGCGTCCCAACGGTTAGCCATCTTTATTGCAGTTTTATGAGACAGGTGATGGTTCTGAGCAACGTCAGTACTGTCTACGGAAGCAAACGGCCAATGCTTTCCGCTTAAC